GATCGACGAATCTTGCTCATTTGGTTACTCTAGAGGAAAGACAAGCGCTGGCAAGACAGTTACTTCTGCAAGCCGAGGTTCTTAAGATAGCTAAACAGAACCAATATCAGTTTAGAAGATTCAGAGCGGTTGTTGCAGAAGGTGTTTATAAAAAAGCTTCGGGCGAGACATTAGAATCTGAATCAGTAACTGCTTTAGCCCAGACCGGAAGAGCAATTACTTACGAATTATACGATGCTAACAACAAATCCTATAATGAAGTAACCTACGAATTTGCAGAATATCTTGCAGAATATCTAACGGGTTATGATAAGATTATACTTTCATATGACACACTAGATCCAAGAAGCAGTTCGATGCAAAGTCAAGTAACAGTGATTATGCCAGAGGTAGATCAATACTTTAAGATTGTAGGAAAATCTAAACCAGACTTCGGTCTAAAAACAATATACAATGGTAAGAGCCTATCTGAAACCGATCTGGTAGAAGTAGATCCGTATGGTAACGTAGTTGACGAAGACCAGTTAGCAACTGCTCAAGAAGCTGCTGGCATTGTCGAGTATCAGCTCGGTGGTATTCGAAACAAGAAAGTTAAACCGGCTCTCGAAATAATCCTAGCTTCAGCTGCAAGAAGAGCAAAGATTGATAAAGTAGTAATCACTTCTGGACTGCAACCAGGCTATTCCGGTCGTAGAACTGGTTCTACAAGACACGACACAGGTTTGGCAGCAGACCTATATCTTATCTCAAATGGATCTGTGGTAACATTAGACACCACTCGTGGTAGAGAGATTATCTCTAGCTTTATAAGAGAAGCTGTAAATCTGGGTGTAAGAGGTGGTGGAATGAGCTCAGGATATATGGGTAATAGAGTGATGCACCTGGATCTACTTGGACAAGATGCTGGCGGTGGAAGATATAATCCTGATGTTAAGGTTGTTTGGAAGAGTGATTCTTGGTTTAGATCAGCTTTTTATGCTTAATCCATAATAATTAATATAAATAAAAGAAAAAGAGATTTTAATGGCAAGAGCTTTTTCGCTAGAGGATAAGAATCTTAATACTTCCTCTATTACCACATCTAGAAATAGACTCTATAAAGATGTAGATCTGACCTTAGCTATTAAGGGTAATGGAGACGTATATAAGAAATTAGATGCGGCAGCGGTAAAACAGTCTATTCGAAATCTCATTTTAACTAATCATGGTGATAAGCCATTCCGTTATAATTATGGTGGTAATCTTAGGGATTTACTTTTTGATCTAGCGGATGATGAAACAGAGTTTGATATAGAATCAGCTATTATATCTACAATAGAAAGATTTGAGCCAAGAGCACAAGTTATAAATGTAAATGCTAAATCAGATCCAGATAATAATTCTGTGGCAGTCACAATTGTTTTTAATATAGTAAATACAAAAGAAAAAGTTACCTTTACTACAATCCTTGCGAGGCTCAGATAAATGGCTACAACTATTAAATCAACAGCTCTTGATTTTGATAACATCAAAGAAGCCTTAAAAGATTATTTTAAATCCACAGATGAATTTGCTGATTATGATTTTGCGGCATCTGGATTAAATAACCTGATGGACGTTTTAGCTTATAACACCCATCTAAATGGATTAATAGCAAACTTTACCCTTAACGAATCTTTCCTGGGCACTGCCCAATTAAGATCATCACTTGTATCACTCGCTACAGGTATTGGATATATTCCAGACACCAAAACGGCTTCTCGCGCGATCATCCGCGTGCGTGCGAACTTATCGGCTGTTGCCTCTCGACCATCAGTTATTTCTTTACCGAAATATACTAGATTCACTGCTACTCTAGATGATGTATCCTATACATTCCAGACAATTGAAAACTATGATGCAGAAGACAATGGTTCAGGTATCTATTACTTTAAGACTGATACAGGCAGTGAAGAAATTCCTATTTACGAAGGATCTGTAAGAACAAAGACCTTCTTGGTTGGCGAATATAGTGAAAATGATGTTTATATCATACCTGACGTAAACCTTGATGCTGATACAGTAGAGGTAAACGTTTACGAGTCTCCATCAGCTAGTGAATTTACAGCCTATCAGAATATCATTGACACAGTTTCTGTAAATGAAAATTCTACCCTTTATATTCTAAAAGAATCTCCGAATGGTTTCTACCAGCTTTCTTTTGGTGCAAATGATATTCTCGGGCGGGCGCCTCGCGCGGGGAATGCTATTCAGGTGAAATACCTTTCAACGAAAGGTGCTGTAGCTGATGGTATTACTTCATTCACCCCACAGGATACAATAGTAGTAGACGGTTCTAATCGTAGCCTTCTTATCTCTACTATATCACCTTCAGCAGGGGGTGATGAAAAAGAAACGATTGAATCTATCCGTCGTAATGCCCCATTCCAGTATGCTACCCAGAATAGAATGGTTACACCAGAAGATTATACGTCGATCATACTTCGTAACTTCTCTACACTAATAAAAGATATAAAATCCTGGGGCGGGGAAGATAATCCTAAGCCGAAATTTGGCACAGTTTTTTCTTCCATTCTTTTTAAGGATGATGTTTCTACGGCACAAATACAATCCGTAAAAAACCAGATAGCTGATCTAGTAGATCAACTTGCTATTGTTTCATTTAATGTGGAATTTGCAGATCCGGTAGAAACCTTCGTAGAAACTTCAGTGTTCTTTCAGGTTAACCCTAGACTTACCCCTCTTTCTTTAAACACAATTAAAACAGAAGTAAGATCTGTTGTATCAAATTATTTTGATAACACCATTGGTAATTTTGATCAATCATTCAGAAGATCGAATCTTTTGACTTTGGTCGACGATGTTAGCCCAGCTGTTCTGTCTTCTCGAGCTGATGTGAAAATCCAACAAAGAATAACCCCAGTACTGAATTCCAGAAATACTTTTACATTAACCTTCCCAGCTGATCTTCGTGCACCGGATGACGAATTACCGGTAATTACTAGTAGCACATTTATTGTTAACAATACTGCAGCTATTATTCGTAATAAACTTTCTAGCACTATTTTACAGGTAGTTGCTGTTGGTACAAATGAGATTATAGTTGATAATATAGGCTCATACGATCCGATTGCTAAATCTGTTCAAATTGTTTCTTTAAAACCAAGCGGCATTTCCGGGGCGGCAAATTATATTAAAATCTCTGCAGTCCCGGCAAACCAATCTTTTGTTACTCCCACCTTAAATGATATCCTAAAATATGATGCCGAAGCTTCTTCAGTACAACCAGTAATTACAACGGCGATTAGCTAATGGATAAGACGTTAAAGGATAAGAATAGACGAGAGCTTGTATTCTCGCGGGATTACGTAGAGAGAGTTCTTCCTACGTATTTTGCGGAAGATTATCCTCAGTTTATTCAGTTTCTAAAAACTTATTATGAGTATTTAGATCAGGATGGTAATTTCGGCGATATCCTAAAAAATCTCGAGACTACTCGAGATATCGGTCAAACGAAGAAATCCAATCTAACCTTTATCGAGGATGAGCTTCTTCTTGGTCAAAACTACCTGGAAGGAATTCTTGACACCAGAACCGGTGCAGAACTTTCGAATAATTATTATAGAACAAAGGGTACTAAGTATTCTATTCAAAGATTCTTTAGAGCTTTCTTTGGGACAGATCCAGAAGTTATTTACGGTAAGAATTTTGTTTTTAATGTAGGCGAATCTCAGATAGGTCCGAACTCGCAGAAATATATCATTGATGATAAAGTATATCAATTTTGGGGCTTATTGATTAAGACTGATAGAGCTAGAAAAGAATGGATAGACCTCTATAAACTATTTGCTCATCCTGGTGGTATGTACGTCGGCTCTCAGGTTCAAGTTGTTTCTGTTAACGAAGACGCTAGCTTTGATACTATGCCTATCGCAATACCGCCAGCTTCTTCTATCCCGGTGTATACCTCTATTGCATATGCTCAATTCTCCCCACTCGGAGAATACTCTGGCCTTATCGCTTCAGAAGTTGATTCTTCAGGCTTTATGCGTATTGACCTCGATAGATCTCGTGTTGGAGACTTTATCGATACTACACCAACAGATACATATGGCACTGTTGAATATCTTGATACACACTATCAGAATATTAGAGACATGATAAAAGAAACCTCTCCACGCATGGACGAAGATTCAGGCGAAAGTGCAGGTGATCTATCAGCTATGAAGATTAGTAATAATCAAATTAGAATGGACGTGGATGCATTTGATTATTATGCGGATTCCTCCTATTAATTATGTATAAATACAACTATTAAAGATAGGGACAAATATGTCAAGACAACATATTAACGTTGG